TCTATCGCATTCTATTGTACGCATTGCATGTATGATAGAATATGCTTTCTTTGCAAATTTTTTAATTTTAGAATTACTATGTCTTTCTATAAATGCTGTATATTCGTTGCCCAAATCAAAAGGTAATTCGTTTACGCTTTTAACTTTAATATCAAACAGGCCTTCCTTGTATACATACAAAGGCATTATATGCGACCAATATTTTTTATAGCTCCGTAAAAATGTTCTACCGCATAAATTGTAGTAGTCTTCATTCATACTTGTAATAGCAACAATTTTTTTACTCATAGATAATCCTTAATTATATTCCATGCTGTTCCGTTTCGTAGGTCTTCGAAATTGTAATGACTCATTGAAATCTTTTCTATCCAAGACTGCCTGTCAAATGTTTGCGGTTCTTCTATATATCTTAATTCTGTATTAGCAACTGCGTATGCTTGACTGTTTTTGGAGTTTTTGTCTGTAACAAATACTGGCACACCTTCTACTGCTGCTGCTACACCCGGCGACGAATTGTATGTGACGCATGCCCAGCAATTTTTTAAATCATCTAAGATTGAGCTAGAACTAGATATTTCAACTCCTTGAGGAGCAGAGCGAATGTAACCTTCTGCTTTCTTGTCTCCAGGATGTGTTCTAACTAGGATAGGTCTCTGAGTTCTTCTTCTTATGGTGCTAACAACTTCTGAACACCATTTCATAACATCATATGATCCCATACTCCAGCCGCCGTTTCTTTGCAGGCAGATCAAAATATGTTCACCGTTATTACGCCAAGGCTGTAAATCTATTTTTAGATCTTGTTTTATTTTCTGCCATCTACTAGGATCTTGAGAATTCCAAAAATATTCTCCAGTTGTAGGAAACACATCGTCTAGGGAAAAACGAAGATATTGATTGACGTTTTTGGGGTCGCGATATAAAAAAAGATTTGAATCTATCGCAAGTGTTCTGCCGCCGTGTTTTCTCTGTTCTTGTATAATTCTTTTTCTAAATGCAAGGTGAGGAGCATTGCCGCTTCTTGCATGTACCCAACCCTGTATAACAGCAAGGTCTGAAGGTTCGTATTTAAAATCTTCTACTTCTCGACTTTGATTGTCAGGAACGCCTAAATGAAAGTTTCTTAAAACTTCTCGTTTTTCAGATTTTGTATTTCTAGCAGGAATTCCTGCATAGTATATTCTAACCGAAGTCATTCTGTAATATCCTATATGCGTCGCCATTTTTTAATTCTGACACATGAAACTGTCCGTAAGCAAGATGACATGCCCATTTGTATATTTTATCCAAATCCTGACGAGTAGGTGTTTCTAATAGACTTAGATCTTTGTCTGAAACAGGATCTGCTGCTGTAGGTGCAGTGGTAAAAGCGGGTACGCCGTATAACACGCTTTCTACAGCAGCTACACTTTGATAGGTAACCACTGCATGGCAATCTTTTAAATCATCAAAAATACTGTTTCGTATTCTCGATCTTCTGTTTTGCTTGTCTCTAATTCTAATAGGACGGTCGGTGTGTTTTTTTATTTCTTTTACGATGTTTGAACACCATGTGTCTCTATCAATGCCATAAAATTTGCAAGGTTTTTCAGACGGTGTTACTACTAAGATGTGTGTTCCTACTTTTGGTGAGTCAATTTTATAATCAAGTTTACGCCATCTATCATCAGGACGATCTACAATTTCGGAATGTTGTAAATCGTTTTTAACTATTCTGTGCCAGTTTTTCCAACCATGCGGATTTTGGGTACAAGGATAGTTACCGACATATCCACTATCCATATAATAAAAATCAATTTCGTCATGCCAGCATTTCCAAATCAGTTTGCGTTTGCCCATTCCTCTTATCAGAATCGGTCCTTTTTTAAAATCGTAACTGTAATCTTTTACGGGAAGGCCTGCACCTTCTGCAAACGCATTTACATATTCGTCTTTCAAATTTTTAGAAAGGCAAATCATGCTGTTCCGAATAGTCTGTGTAGATCCTTTCTCTATGCCATTCTGCTGCGTAGCTTGATCCTTCTCTCGCAGCGAAGTCTGCGAAGCAGGGTGTTCCTAGAGTGTAATGCACGAGTTTAGCATCGGGATTGAAATCATATTCTATATCTAGCCAATTCCATTCTGTAGGTAATGCTCCAACTAGGTCGTCATCTAGCCATGTAAAACGATGCACCTGTGCGCCAGTTGCGTTCTTGACAAAATCAGGTGTTACTACCTTGTTAGCAGGATGGCTGCAATTCCATAATATTACAGAACTCCAATTCTTTTTAGGATAGTTTTCGTTCTTGGCACCTAAATACTTCTCTGTTATTTTTGTTTGGTAATTATGCTGAACTACCTGGACTGCTTTTGAATTGTCTCGCAATGCCCATAGCTTTGCGATATCGTCTCTGAGAATCATATCACCATCCATAAAAATAGCCCAACCTTCGTAATTCATCATGTGCGGTACAAGGAAACGTGAATAGATAAAGTGATTAGATCCGTCACCGTGTGCTTCGTCGTAGTTGTCTAACAATGACAGAGCAAGCGGAACAAGACTCACCGGTTGAGAAGCCTGTCTAATAATTGAGTTTGAACAGGTGTGATAGGCTATGGCTTCTCTAGGATCATAGCCAATAAAAACGGGTATCATGTGTCTCTCCTTTCTATATCGTCTTCGTCGCAAGCTGTGCCATATTGAACTTCAAGAATTCTTACAGGTTTTTTTGTAGGGTTTGAGGCTTGATGCCAAACCCTCTTGCCAATAGAGTATCCGCCTGAATTTTTTTGTAGATGAACTGTGTCTTTCATCTTTTTCCATTCTGTATCAATACGCACAGTTCCGTCAAGCACATACCAATACTCAGAACGATTAAAATGGCGTTGAAACGAAAGCGATTTGCCTGGATCTATTTCTAGTTCTTTTACTTTGTATCCGATTTCTGGTTCATGATTGAGGACTCTATACCATCCCCAAGGTCTAGTTGTATTTTTCATCAGGTGTATTTATAGGTTAAGAAACTATATCTAAAAATTTACGATAAAATTCTTTGTTCAAATTTCTTGATTCAGTTAAGAAATCATAATCTATTCTATTTGAAGTTTGTAGAGGAGTATCATTTATATTTTGTAAAAACAACGGAGGATTTTTAAAGTGATCAAATTTTACACTCCAACTTACTACTTGAACATTTTTTCCTAATAGTTGTGCCCAATATGCTCCGTGATAACTATCTGTAATTATTGTTTTGTGAGATCCTATAAATTCTAACGCTTTTTCAAAATCTATTTCGTTATTGTACATAATAGATTTGTCTTGAGTGTTTTCAATTTTAGTTTTAAATTTGTGTAGAAAATAGCCTACTTCTTGTTTTTCTTCGTAAGTTTTATCGAATGCAGCGTGCATACAACTTGCACAAGGAAGATATAGATCTTCGTATCCTGCTACAAAATCTCGAATACCAATTAAATTACATTGATATATCCAGTCTGGAAAAAACACTTTTCCTTTTGATTTTTGAATATGTTTTCTTCCAAAATTATGACCTATACTCCACAGAACGATTTTTTTTGGATTTTTTTTGATTAGATCTTGTATGTGCAACTGAAATTTTTTATGTATTAATCCGCCGCCGCCTACTACAAGAATATTAGAAGATAGCAGAGATTTATTGTGCATTAATTCTTGAGAATTACAGTTTGGAAAATGGAAGTATCGGCTAGGGTTCGATAAATAATCACCTATATTGTTTGTAACTTTTCTATGTACTTCAGTTATCATAATATTTTCTTAGATGATTTGTATAATGTAATATGTATGCGTTGTCCATGTGTTTTGGCTGACTACAGTTCCATTTTAAAGGTAATTCTTGTAAACCTTCGACCATTTCAGACAAAATCCATATAACATGTCCATTGTCGCCCGAAGGCTTCACTTTAAATTTGCCTGGTACTTTCTTCGGTCTTCTGTTAATTAATTCATTATGAAAATACTTTCTAACACTGTCGTTACGATAAATCATAAAGCCGGCATTAGGTCTGCCACTTACGCCGTTTACATAGTAAATACTGTTTTCGTTAAGCACAGATTCTATAGGAGGTGTATGTGGTAGTATTTCGCAATCTGCATCAATAGCGACAAAGGCATCATGTGATTCTTCGTATTGATTTAAAGTGTAATGTTTTTTCCAAGTCCATTCATTGTTTGTTTCGCCTTCTCGCAAAGGTAGATTGTCAATAACATAATCATAACCGTGTTTTTTACAATACTGTTTTTGACTATCAATACATTTCTGCCATTTTTTTACAAAATTAGGTGATGCAGAACAAGAGACTATAATTTTCATTGTTTTTCGACAAAAAACACGTAATTAAAAACCTTTGCGTTTTCCTTTACAGGTTCTCTCCAGAATTCGTTTACAATTTTAACATCCATGTTATAAAGAATTTTTTCTCTCCAGAAATCTGGTTGTTCTTGAATCAAATGTGCGTTCCTGCCGTCCGGTAATAAAGTAGGAGAAGCAGAAGTATGTATATCGAGATAAGCAGCTTTTGAAAACAGTTTATATATGTCTTTTAAATTTATATCTAGAAAATCTGGTTCTATGTGCTCTAACACGTCCATTGAAATAAGAACATCATAAACACGTTTAGGATATTTGCAATAATGTTCTACACACGGATCGTAACCATGAACTAGAGGATAATCTTTTGATAGATATTTTACTAAACTACCTGAACCGCAACCGTAATCAATAATACTTGAAGGATTGTAAGTCGAAAGAAATTCTGGTATGTTAAATAGCTTTGGAACTTTGCGCCTGCTGTTTTTGCCCATCTTATTAGAACCATGCAACTGTTCTAATTGTTTTTTATAGCTATCAGTAAGTTGTGGCATTATGTTTTTTCCAGTGTTCTTTTTTTAATTCGAAATGAGGAGATAAAAAGTCAATTAACTGTAAAATGTTGTCTTTATCAATGTCATATTCAATAAAGTTTTTTGAATTACGAAAATAATCTCTTACGTTATTAAAATGATTTAACCTCATTTCTTTCCAAAAGTGTATTAACTCTTCGATATTTTTTAAACCTAAAGCAGAAATTGAACGTTTTGCAAAAGAAGGTTTTGATCTATGTTTTAACCTACTTTTAATCCAATCGTCTTCGTTTCTTAATTGTAAAATAAAATAACTATCAGGGTATTGTTGATGCAATTGTTTAAAGTATTTGTTTGCTTCTAAGTATCGGTTTTTATTAGACAAAATCATATCTATTAAACAATCTGCTGTTTCTAAATTTGTTAGCAAAGGTAAATTGTTTTTAAAATTTTTATCTATAATATTAGCAATATTTTCTTTTTTATTTTGTCTTTTACAATGATGATAACTTACATAGCCGCTGTCTATAAACAATCGATGCAGCGAAGTAGTAGCAGTTTTATTAAACCCAATAAAAAAAACTTTAGGTCTAGAGTGTTGCATCTTCCATTCCGGCAACTCGAAGTTTCACAACATTAGTAATCTGCCACTGCTTCTGATCCAATGCCTTCAAAACGCCAAGCCACTTGTTTCTTATAAGAGCAAAATCGTTGATTATCTTTTCATAATCAACAACATCTGCTTCACCGTCTACATACTTTTCAACATCACGACTGCTTAAAGCTCTCTGATAGTTTTCAAGATACTGACGAAAAAAAGAACTGCGCAGGCGACGCAGTTCTATATTAAGGTATTCAAGGATAGCCTCAAGTTCCTGAAGTTGATTGAAACGATGTTCGATTATGCCAGGCATAGAAGCAGAAGCCCGTTCTATATTGCCTGCAAGTTTGACTTCTTCTCTCGCTTCAACAAGTTCGTTCTCAAAGAATCGAATTGCTTCAGGAATCTTTTCGATGTTGCGTGAGACTTCTGAGTACCAACCCATTAAAAGTCCTCGTCATCATAGTCATCGTCAATTTCGAGATAGTAGTTGATTGCGTTATCCAACACAGCGTCTGCACCAAGAATAGTCTTAAATTCTTCGTCATCTACACCATAGTCTGCGAGTAGATCTACAAAGCGTTCTGCTGCAATATCAACCTGCTTTTTGTCGATGTATTCTTTAAACATCATCCAAACATCTGCGATCTGACTTTCGTCCATTAGCTATCTGTCTCCTCGGTTTCGTCGTTTGAACTATTTATTACGGTGTCTTCAACTTCGATCTCTGGGTCTTCTTCTTGTGCGTCGGGAATAAGATGAAACTCTTCCATGATCTTATCTAGACAGCCTTCTTCATTTCGCTGCCATTCCTTGCGATACTTTTTGATTTCTTCACCGTCCTGAGTGACATACAGCAGCTTGTTGCCTGACTTTTCAAGCAGTTCTTTCTTCTCAAAAAGATCCACAAGGCCTGAATAGGGTGACATACCTTGCTCATAAGGAATCTTAACCTGCACTGCTTCGAAGGGCTTGTTATAACGAGTCTTCATTACCTTACAGGCTGCTCGAATACCCTTGACATCGGAAATCTTGTTGCCATCTTCGTCTTCCTTCAACTTCAACTTTCTCATAGCAATCACAATAGAAGAAGCATAGATAAATCCTTGACCGCCTGAAATCTTGTCGTCTGGGTCAAACATATCCTGCGACGCGTAGGTATGATTAGTAGCAACTAAGCCGACGTTGTGCGATCCAAACATGTTAACGCAGTTTCTAACAAGTGCTGTAAGTGCCTTGGGCTTGCGACCCATATCACCTTTCAAGTCACCCTTGCCAAACTGATCCACATCAGTAGGTGTAAGCAACATACCAAGCGAATCAATAACAAAAAGAACTTTCGGACGTTCTTCTTCGTTCAAATTCTTATAATCGTCCATAAATGTATGCACAGTCTTGGCAACATCGTCAATCATTGACATATTAAGTTTTAGTAGTTTCTCTTCTGAAGTATCTACATCAAGAGCTTGTAGCCAAGTTTCATCAAGCGCATTCTCTGAATCGATGAGAACTACAAAGATACCCTGTTCCTGAGCTTCTTTGATAATATTGCCAGAGCAGATATAACTTTTACCAGCACCGGATTCGCCTGCAAATACTGACACTTTACCAAGCGGAATCCCTTTGTAAAAGTCTCCTGAAATAAGATAGTTAAGCGCGTAGTTGCCTGTGCCTACCCAGTCTGTTGGATCATTGAAGCCTGAACTCATACCTGAGATAGACTTGGTTAATTGATTTCTAAATTTTGTTGGATCAAATGCCTTTGTTGCCATTGAGTTCTCCTTGAATAGCCTTTGAAAGAGGGGAGTGATTCACTCCCCGTATATAGATTTATTACTGATTCTGACGAGCGCGAATCATTGCGAGAATGTCTTGAGCGTTGCCGCCGCCTTCGCTTTCTTCCGTGCTTTCTTCTGCCTTTGGCTCTGGAGCAGGTTCAGCTGCTGGTGCAGTGTCTGCTTCTGCCTTGGCAACATCTGCTTCCATGCTTTCTGTTGCAGGAGCAGGAGCACTTTGAGAAGTAGCTGTTGCGCCTGCGCTGGGTGCCTTGGTTGGATCACCTGTGCGAGCCTGCATGCCAGCTGGGCGGAAGTATTGACTCCAACGATCAGGATCATATGCTTCGCCGTCAACAGAAGCTTCAAACATCTCAGTCATAACTTTAACTTCTACCTCGCCTGGACGCTTGGGCAGGAAATCAGTGAGATTATACAAGCCATGTGTGTTAATTGCGTTCATTTCCTCATCGGAAAGAGGACGCTCACGGCGTGCCCAATTAGAAGTAGAATAGTCTGCATAACCGCCCTTGGAAGTCTTGTTGAGACGGAAGTCTAAGCCTGCTGTGAAGTCTGTTGGCAGTTCTTCCATGTCAGGATCAAGCAGAGAACTCTTGATAATCTGGAAAATCTGAGGACCAATAATAAAACGACGAATTGGATTCTCCGGAGGATTTTCTTCTCCTAGCGGATCCTGTCGAACAAAGCCCTGGAAGATATAAGAACGCTTCTTCCAATACTTGCGACCCATGTCCTCGAGTGCTGGGTCCTTGAACCATCCACGCACTTCCTGCAGGATCGGGCAGCTTTCTCCATACATTTCCATGCAAGGAACCTGTACCATTACCGGGCGCGAATCTGTTTCGCCTTTGACGCCTGCGAAAGGCAGTTTAATCATTAGTCGCTCTGCCCAAAAGAAATCATTAGAGTCGTCGCCATCAGGAAGGAAACGCAGTGTTGCGGAATCTTCTTCCTTCATATTCCAAAATGGGTAGATTGCGTTGTCGCCGGGCCCGGCAGAGTTGCTTGATGAACGATTTTCCTGCTCTTTCAGTCGAGCGCGAATTTCAGCGAGAGATGCCATAGTTTTGCCTCCTATTGTATGCCTATGTGCTTAGTGCCTATTTATGTAGCACATTTTTTATTATACATGATGTGCTAAACATGTCAAGATATTTATCTAAGAAAATCAAACGCCTGCAAGATTTTTTAATCTTTCAAAATCTTCGTCGGTGTCTGGTTCTTCTTCGTTGTCGTCGCAGCCGCAGCCTTCCTCTAAGCCGTCCAGTTGCTTATATACCTGATCTACCATAGCAGAAATATCGCTTGATCCTAGTTCTTCTGCGCCTGCGTGCATATCTGCTACATCTCGAATCGCAGATACTATTTGATCGTTATCATACTGACTGAATAGGCGTTTTAGAGTCTGTCTTTTTTCCATTCTTGCAAAGATCGTTCTCGCAAGGTCTTCTGAATCTATACCTTCACGAGTGATTTTCCTATTGCCAGAATATTGTTCAAAGGTTTGATTTACTTTTTCAATAAATTGCTTTGCAGTTTCGATATACGATTCGCCATAGTCTTTCTCAACACCTGTGAGAACTGCTGTTTCACCTCTTGGCCAGGAACCTGTTTCTTTGTCATAGTAAGAAAGAATAAACTCTGTGATTGGCAGTTGTTGTTCTGACTCTTCTCTGTCTTCTGAAGAAACAGATTCTACATCTTCTGGGTCTGCAGTTTCAATGCCATCTGGCGTTTTTACGATTATTTCGCCGTCTTCTTCGCCATAATACATACCAGTTTTATTTTTTGATTTGATATGAACATCATCACCTACCTGCATCTCTTCTTCAAGCGAGTCTGGTGTGATTTCATCTGGCTGTGTTTTTTCGCCAATCAATCTATAGATATACGGAAACACATCTTGAAGTTCTTCGTTAAACTGCCTAATAGTGAGTTCATCGATCCAGTTAGATTTTACATCTTCAGGAACTTCTTCAAGATTGACATTCTCATAGTTTTCCGCTATTTCGCTATACCTGCTTGACTTTTGAATATCTGCGATTTCTCTTTTGACATCTTTGATTCTGCCTTCGATAATATCATTGTATTGAGAAAGGCCTTCTGCCATTACTCGAGAACGACCGAGATAGGTTTTAAACTTTCTCAACTTGCCAAGTTCTTCCGATAGTCCAACAATGTGCTTGCCAAAGTCATCATAGGGATTGCCGCCTTCTGCCACATGACGAGCCATTGCTCTCGCACCTGCTAAATGCCTATAAGGATATTTGAATCTCTCGCCCTCGGCAGACTCAATGTATATCCTGTCTATTGAACGAGTGCGTGAAGCAGGATCTTCTTCATTTACACCTTTTCTGTGTCGAATGTTTATTCTTGCGTTTCCAATGTTTTGATAGGAAACTCTGCTGGTTCCCCAGAGCTTGGACTCACTCATTGTTGAACTCCCTGATTTCTTAGCAAGAAACTGATAGTCTCTTCTATCAAGATTTGATTTTGTTATGTTGCGTGTGTCGAATTGAAGTAGGCGTTTTTTAGCAAATGATCGCAGTTCTCTCAAAAAATCATACCAGCCTTCTCTCACAGAATCTGGTTCGCCTTCCACAAAGTTGTTAGTATACATGACACTTACTCGGTCTTCGTCTAAGCTCACACTTACCCTGCCTAAACTTGCGCCGTTTGTTTTATAATCGAAATCATAAAAACGAGCAAGAGCAGGTTCATCAGTGACCTTGCCTTCATCTGTGCCGATTGTGACAGAAGGAAATCTTCCTCTTATTTTATTGAAAAGATCCTCTGCTATAGTGTCAAGATTCTTCATATAAGTATTTATCAGATGCCTGATATGAATATCGGCATTGGTGTTTGGTAGTCTTCCTCTCCGTGATCCACAGAAGTAAAGGTATTATACACTCGAGGATCCCAGTCTTTTAGCACATCAATCATTCGAATGCCAAGCAGCATTGCGGATATTAAATCGTCGTTGTGCCCTACCTTTGCTTGATAGGATGAGCCTGTTGCTACAAAGTTTTTTAGTTCTGACACAAATGGTTTCGAATGTATAGACATCTTGTCATTTTCTATCATGGTTTTCATTCGAGAACAGGCTGACACTTTTGTAGCATGTGTTGTGTTAAATCCTTTTCTAAACTTTCTTACATGACCTTTACGCATGGGTTCTGATATAAACAGGCCTGGAATGTTTTCTTCTCCAAAATCGTTGATGACTATAAGAGCCGCTTCTCCTATACCGTTGTTTTCTACTGACCAATATATGCCTGTGGGGTTCTTTGTTTCTTCCTCTATGTAGCGGCAGATATCTGCGAGTATGCGTATCTGTCCAGGAATAGCTGTTGTATTGTGTTGCCATTCTGCTACCTGCTTGTATGTAGGCAGTTCTATTACCTGTATCGCAGCATAGTCGCCGCCAGTTCCCATAGAAGGATCAAGTGCCACGCAGTAGGTGTGTTGAGAGTCGGGTTTTTTATACCAACGAGTCTGACCCATTTTGAGAATGGGGTCTTCTCCCTCCATTGTGGCAAGGTGTACGGAAGAAATAAGAGTCTCATCAAATACCAAGAACTCACAACCATACTCGCGTCTAAATCGTTCTTCGCCTATTCTTCCTATTTCAGCGTCGCGCCATTCTTCGTCTCTGTCAGGATGTTCTTCCCAGCTTGCTCTAAATGCGTGGAATCCGTTAATACCAACATCTGTTTCATTGCCATTTTCGTCAAAGCATTGTTCTGCCTGTTTCCATATCGTGGCAAAAGTATCTTCGTCAGAGTTTGGTGTTGATGTGATAATTGCTCTACCACCTGTAGCAAGTGTGGGAGATATCGAAGTCCAAAAGTCTTCCGCAATCGTAGGTTGGACAAACGCAAACTCATCGCAGTATAGTAAAGATATTGACATACCACGACCTGTGTTATCTGTTGTAGTTTGAGCTACTATTCTTGAGCCGTTTTCAAACTCTATTGATTGTTTGTTGTATGATACAACACCTGCTCTTATATGATCAGGGCAGAGTTCATACACATACCGCAGGCGCTGCATTATTTCCTGTGCGCCTGTGTATTTGTGAGCAGCAATAAGAATAGTTTGGTCTGCGTTAAACATAGCATACCAGGCAAGGTAGATAGCAGCACAGGTTGTCTTGCCTGTCTGTCTTGGAAGCATGTTTATGTTAAAACGATGATCATGATAAGAACGCATTAGACGCACTTGATAATCAAAAGGATCAAAGAGCATTTTGCCTTTTACAGGATGCTGTATGTAGGCAAACTTTCGAGCAAAGTAGAGATATCCGTCGTTAGGATCCATACAGCGAGCAAGTTCTTCTATCTGCTTTTCTGAGTAAGTATCTTGAGCGTGAGCTTTCTTTGTTAATACGCCATCTAATGATTTCGACATGAAAATACTTAGTCAAAAATAGCACCGAAGTGCTATTTTTGTTTAGTTTGAAGCAGGGGCTGCGGTTTGATACACCTTTGTGTCCTTGCCGTATTTAGATTTAATAGTGTTGGCTGCTTTCTGTGCTGCTCTCTCTGATCTAAATACCTTCCACGGTTTTCCGGCTATATACACAGCGTAGTTATTAGGCTCTTCGTCGCCCAGTTCAACTTCCATTTCTCTACGCTTGAATGCTGCTTTATCCGATCCGAGGTTTGCGCCTTTACCGTCGCCGTATCCTGTTCTTCCTATATCAAAACCGCTTCGATAACCTCGTCTACGACGCACTTCGTTGAGAGTTTCTTCGGGTAACACAGACAAGCCTTCTCTCAACTTGCCAATAACAGCTTCATGGACAACTGTATTTTGTCCGTGAGCAGCAAGTGATCTTCTTTCTGTAGAAAGTCTATCGATAATAGCGCCTGCTTCTTTATCGTAAAACTCTACCATCTGTTGAGGTGATTTATCGAGGAAGGGTTTTACATAGCGTTCAAACACTGGAGCAGATTCCATTGACATGTCTCGGCCTTTGTGCTTGACAGACTTGCCTTTCTTCTGTTCCTTTTTACGATCAGTTTGAACCTGTGCCTTGTTAAACTTGCCTGCGTTTTTTGCTACAGGATTGTTTTTTGGTGCAGCTTCTGCATATTCGGAGTTATTAACTTTCACACATTTATCTTTGTATGTGCCGTCTGCTTTCTGTTCTCTGCCTGCGTATCTATATCCTTTCCAGCAGGCCTTGCCATCTACACCTTTCTTTTTTTCTTCTTCTACTTCTTTATCTTTTTTTTTAGCAGTTTCTTCGACGCCTTCTTTAGGCACGCAGTTAGGCACTTCTTTTCCATTCTTCTTTTTCGTGCCTACCATTTTGTAGTTTTTCCAGCAAGGATCGTCGTCGTCTTCGGCAACATCCATATCTTCGTTGTAGTCCTTGTCTTTCACTTTCTTTTTGGCTTCTTCCTTGCTCATGCCTGAAGCAACCATTCTCGCAATCTGAACGTCAGCAAAATCTTCATCGCCGTCACCGTCCTGGTCCTGCTCGCTCATTTTCTGTTTGAGCATGGCAGATAGTTCTTCTGCGAGGCTGGTTTCCAGTGCCATTGGATTGTCACCACCGTTTGTTGGCGGATAAGATTTCTTCTGACGATTAAGACCGCCTGACAGATCTTTTGTCATTTTGTGATGATCGTCATAGCGTGCTTCTGGCTCGTTGTCCCAGCTTTCTTCTTCTACTGTCTCTTCTTCTACTGTCTCTTCTTCACCTGTTTCAATATCATCCATTACCCTTGGAGTAATCATGGCAGGTTCCTGTGGCGGCATGTCTGGCGGACCTTGATATCCTGTAGGTTCCGGCTGATCCGATCCGTTCATAAGACGAGCAAGTCTTGCTACTTCGTCCGCGGAATCACCTGACATTGTAACAGAAGCAATTTCGTCTAGCTGCTGAGGTTGGGGAACAGCATCGCCTGTGTCTTCTTTTGTAACATCATAGAATGATTCTAATATCATTTTCATGTCGCTTGTTTCTGCTTTTGAAGCTTCGTAATTACCTGTTGAAGCAGCTTCAAAGTTGTTTAAAATCTTGTTCATATCCATGTTTTAACTCCCTACTGGGCTTGTGTTGTTTGATTGATCTGTTATGTCTTGTGAGTCGCCTACAGGCCCGCCTTTTCCGGGATCTGTTTCTCTTTCCGAGCGTGCTTTTTCGAGTTCTTTAAGCAGCTCCATTACTCTGTTTCCACCTACGCTCTCTTGAGCACTTTCGCCGCCCATGTCTTCTGTGTTAAGAAGAGCTTCGTAAGGTTGGTCTTCGTCAATAGCTTCTTCTTGATATCTTTCTTGAGGTTCTGCCATGTTTCTTACAATAATATGGCTGTGCGGAATACCTGTTGTCCAATGTAGGTATTCCTGAAGAACCTGCACGGTTGTAGGATACTGAAGTTCTGCTTCGTAGTAGGTTACTTCTACATTTTGAAGTTGTGGGAAATCCAGAGGTCTTTCAGTGATTGGTGTTCTTTTTCCTGTGCTCATGTTTTGCACTGCATATTTTTGGAGCGCAGTTTCGAGAGTGTCTTCTACGCCTTCAGGCAGTTCGCCTGCAATACCAATCTTGAATTCGTATGTTTTCTTTGACTCAGTCAAATATTCTTTAAAGGTTTTCATAGCTATGTCCTATACATCTATTTATCAATGTTTTTTAGTTTTTCTATTAAACTATTGCGGTCTGACACTACATAACCTTCGCCTTGAACTACATC